GGTCAACACCCATTTCTTCCTTCATAGGATTCATGTGTGCAAACTTATCTATACCTTCTGGTATAGTTGTTTCTTCAATTGTTAATGGAAATTTTCCTGTACCAAATAGTACATCTATAATTTGTCCATAAGCTGCTAAAACTTTTGTCTTAGTTACTTTAACAAATACTCTTGACTTTTCGTGTTCAGTAAAATGAATATCTTTATAATATTTACCACGATAGTTATGATATGACTTTAACCATCTATCTTCATCATCACTTCTTTTATCAGTACAAGATGAAAACTTTCCTTGTATATCAATTACTAAAGCTTCAAGCTGTTCTAAACTTTCATCTTCATCCATTTCTGGATTCATCATTTCATCGACTGCCATACAATTCCTATCAATTACTTTAAATTTTATTAGTAAGTATAATAATACACTTATTTCTTCGACTTGTCAACTATTTTTTTAATTTCTATTATAACACTATTAGGTATTATTGTAGTATTTCCTATCTCTTCAATCTTACCATCTTCAGAATCTGATAATGAATAATCTCCAAATACTCTAGTAATTCCTTTAGATTGTGTAAGTAAATGACCATGCGTTACACAAGTAGGTAGCTTTGCTTTCTTACAACCATCCATACTTTGCCATGAACTATCTGAGCAAATATCAAGCCAATATACAGCAACCATAGGGTATTTATCTATTTCTCTAGTAGCTTTATTATTTAATTGTATTTTCTTCTTTGTCATATTTTTTCCCCAAAGTGTTTCTTTTGTTTTATAACTTTATGATTATGATTATCTTGTTCTTCTTTAACTTTACCATAAGGATTAAATCTTCCATTACCTTCAACTTTAGGGTCTTTTAACCAAGAAGTATGTTGGTCTTTAATCCCTCCATTATCAGAGTATCTAAAGATATTCATTTTAAATACTTGTTCTACTTGGTCTTGTTTAAGGTATTCTTGTAGTTCGTCATATGACATTACTTCATCATATTCTTCATTTGTTTTTTTATTTTTAAATGTATATAAGGGCATATTAATATCCAAAGGTTGGGTCGGTGGGTGTCCATCGTTTGTGTTGTTGCATATTTTCATAAGCTGTAATACTTCTTGGTCTAGACATTATTAAATATCTAAGTGCATCATATGCATGGTCTGATGCTTTAGTATCTACATCTTCTGGTCTTGTTTTATCAATCGGTATAGATTGTAATTCTCTAATGGTATTAGGGCAAGTACGAAATATCTGAAGCTTTGGTCTCCCTTTGGAGTTAAGTTTTAATCTTTCATGTATTTGTATCTTACCCTGAATCCTATTCTTATCTGCTCTTCTAAGCTTGTGTCCTGCCCTTGTTAGTACTTCTCCGACAGTTGGACCAGTTGTTCCTGTTCTTGCCCATGCTGCTGTGTCTAGAACTCCAGCAACCGATAGTTTATCTTCCTTCTCAAACTCAAAAATCCTTAAAGCTAACTCTTCGCCTGTTAATCCTTTTTGATATAGTTCTCTATAAATAATTAATGTTTCGTCTGCTGGGTCTATACAACCCCAAATAACTGCTGATTCTGCTGCATAACCATAATCAATTCCTTTTACTCTAGTCCAATGTTTAGGTAATTCATATGGAGCTATTGTATGTTTATCATATTCAAATTCTGTAAAGGCAGCTCCTTCGGAAACATCCCAGTTCCCTTCTAGTAGTTGTCTTCTTTGTGTTGGTGGTAATGATTGAAGCATTTGTTCATATTTACCATCATCATTTAAATAAGGATTATCCTGTAGACTAGCAGGGATAAACTTTCTAGTTATCTTATCTTTACCAGTAAAAGATTCATTTGGTGGTGCTGGGTCTAAGTATCTTTTCTTAACCCAATTACCTCCAACTCCACCTGGGTTGGCTGTGCATCTAATATAACATTCTATCTTATTATTAGTTGTTCTTAATCTTGATTGTAGATATTGTAATGGAAACTCAGTAGGGTATTGAGTTAATTCATCTATACCTATCCATGTATATGATTGACCTTGATATCTATATACATCAGCATCTCTATCTAGATAACCAAATTCTAATGAAGCACCTGATGGAAACTTCCATATCTTTTCTACTTCTCTAAACCTTGCACCTTGGAATGCTTTAGGGTATAGTTCTCTAGACTTATCTATTAATTCTCTTAGTTCAGGCATTGACTTTCTTAGTAGTAATGCTCTGTGTTCTTTGATATGCATAAACCTTAATGGGTCAACTAACATAGCATAAGACTTACCACCACCTGCTGCTCCACCATACAAGACATCTTGTTCAGGTGCTGCAAGGAAAGTAGTTTGTGGACCTGCATTTGGTTTAAATGCTATCCTTTCCTTTTCTTCCTGAAGGAGTTTTTTAACTGAGTTAGGTAGCTTATCAAGTTTGTCTTCTTCGATGACCATACCTTTCTTCGTTTCTTTATTTTCTTCACCATTCTGTACTACCTTTAATGCTTCCTTTTTATCTCGGAGTCTTCTTGTCTTATTCTCCAAGTTCTTTTTTAATTTAGCTATTTCTTTTTCTTTTTCTTTTACTGCTTTTCTAGAAGCTAACTTAGCTTTATGTTCAAAGCTATAATTATATTGTCTCTTTGTCATCTCTAGATAGTAAACCTTTTGGTTGTTCTTTAATTTGTTCTGGGATATCTTTATCCATTATTTTCTTTAACCCCATGGCTGATAGCTTACGACCTGTCTGGTGTTCTAATATATCTACTGCTCCTCTTAAACTAAAAGCTCCTGATTTAACACCATCCTTCATCTCATTCAATGAATTAATTTCTTTAGCTACTGGAACTAAAGTCTTATCATCATCTGCTAATCTATAACCAAAAGGGATTGTTGAACTATTCCTTCTCATCTATTACATCCTCTGCTGTTACATCTATTAATTCTTCCTTCTGTGGTATAATAAATATACCTGAAGCTATTGTATGGTTAACATCTAGCTTATCTCTTTTTGATATTCCTACTCTGTCTAATAAGGTTTGGGCTGCTTGGAGTTTAGCATTGACTTGTGGTATTGGGTCATCACTTTCTAATATCTCGACTAGCTTATGACTAGCTCGTGGTGCAGACTTAGCTAGAATCTTTGTGGCGACATCTACAATCTCATCCTTTAGGGAGTCTACTACATTAGACTTCGAGCTGTCTGCATAACCTGCTTCTTTTAAAGCTAGGTTTATATCTCCTCTTGCAACACTACCAAGTGCTGTAAGGAAATGCTGTTGTTGTTCTGTTAGTTTTCTTTTCTTATCGGAGTTAGTGGGTAGGAAGTTGTTATTCATATTAATCATTATAACAAGTTTACAGCTAGTTGACAACACAATTGAAATATATTTCTAATTAGAGTTGACAAATGCAGAAGAGGGTGTATACTATAAGTAGTTACCCTCCAGGGGGTGAAGCATCTATCTCTATCTGGGATAGTCCAGCTATATAGCAACCCCCCTAGCTAATCTTTATAGCAGGGCGACCTTATCTAGTTTACATTCAAAGTTCTCTCAAAATGTATAAGCAGTATATATACACCCCACACCCCCCCTATGGCACATTGGCTACCCCCTGCGAATTAGAATCAATCTAAACTACAAATATAGGTAAACAATACTGACATATCTTTTACAATCTGTAGGTGTATTTAAAGGTGTTGCTAGTTTACAACACATAGTGATATATTTACCACATATAAGATAAGCTAATGCACTCACACAACCAGAGATTGAACCAGATAATTCAACCCTTACTTGCATATTCTATAGTGATATATTTACCACTAGATGTTGCAATAATACAACAGAAAATATATAGCTGGTCGCCCTCTAATTATCTCACACATTGCCATGAAATAGCCACATTCATCTGAAACTGCTTTTTTGGTTGTTTATAGCTACACACTCATAAGTTGTATTTAATTTCATATTGCCTTAATTGTGCCACTATTTTATTTTATTGTGTTTTTAATGATTAATACAAATATAAACAAACATAATTACAAAGCTTATGGAATTCAAAGCAATAGAGATTTTAGAAAGTTTAAAAAAAGAGCATTATTAGATTTACTTAATAATTCTCAAGTACTTTCAAAATATTACAAGCCTGTAAAAAGTAGCATTTATAATAATTTAAATATGAGTGTTCAAGGTGGTAAATCTAAGAATGCAAGATACAACCACAGCTTGTAATTAAGTAAGTAAACAAATCAAGATTTTTAATTAAATCTTACAATTGGAGGTTGAATGCTGATAGCATTTTGGATAAGCCTAATTTTAGGCTCAGTAATAAGTATAGTTAATAATGAAATATATTTGGGTTTAAGTTTATTTCTTTTATTTTCTTTAAATGTAGCATATAATTTTAATAAATAATAAATAACAATTGGAGGTTGAATAAATGAAATATAATAAAAAAATGTTTTTAGATTATGCAAGTGCCTTTGATTATACAGAGGATTTTCATTATAATGCAAAAGAAAATGGAAAGCCTATAACATGGGAACAAGCTATAAAAGAAAATGATGAATTTATGAAATCAATGAATTGTTGGAGTTTAAAAGACTTTCAAGAGTGGTTTGATTTTAGAAAATTTGATATATAGAAATAAAATAATAAATAACAATCGGAGGTTGAATGATACAAGCCCAAATAAATCTACCATTATATGACAATGATGGAAAGTCTGTTAAGAAAGTACATAAACAACTAGAGGTTGAATTATGCTCAAAGTTTGGAGGGTGTACAACTTCAAGTGGTAGAGGTAAATGGCTTGATAATGGTAAACTTTATAATGACAGTTTAAATATATATCAAGTAGCAATAGATAAAAAGTTTAAAAATCTATTCATTAAGATAGCAAAAAAATATGGTATTGAGACTAGACAACTAGCTATATATACTGTAATAAATGGACAAGTAAAAATAATAAATATATAACAATAACCAATGGAGAAAATATGAGAAAACAAGTAGACCAAAAAAGCCTATATGTAGAGAGAAGTGGAGACCGAGAAATATATTACAGCTATAATACAACTGTTGCTGTAAAGACACCAATAGAAACCTATGTGAGTGAGAATGTTTGGAGCATGACAACAGCTAAACACCTCAACAGAATAGAGGAATTAACTGGAAGTGATAGAGAATATAGAATGAGATACAGAGATTTTAGAAACTTCTGTAAAAATAACAATGTAAATAAACACTATATATAAAAACAACTGGAGGTTGCATGAGTGATAAGTTAGAGTTAGGAACAAAGCAAGATTTAGAAATGTTAATAAGTGAGTTAGATAATTTCTATTCTTATAGAGGTAGAAAATTTTTTAAACTATTAGATGAAGATGATAGAATAGATTTAGAAGATAGGATGTACCATTTAAAAGAAGATTTAGAAGAGAAGTTTGAAGAGATGAAACAACTGGAGGTTGAATGTACGAACTAATTTTTATAGGAATGATATTTATATTAATACTTTTAAGATTATGGAATGACAGTAAATGATAGTAGCAATAATATTAATAATAGTAATGATTGTTTTTGGCTTATGGGCTACAAATGATTTAATGGAATAAGTATTAAATAAAATTATGGTTGACATAATCTTGCCACAATTATGTGGTAGGCAATAACAATAGGAGATAAAATGTTTAAAAAAGAAATGAGTATAAAAGAGTTTGCTAACTTACCAGAAATTAAAACTCTAATTGATGAGGGTTTAATGGTAGTCAATGCAATAGATGAGCAAGAGGTAGAAGATGAAGATGACACACAACATTTACTAGATGAAATTAATTCAACTGGAATGTTAAAATAGGAGGACATATGAAAAAAGTAATAGAATATAATGGTAAAAAATATAAACTACCATGTGATGTAGCTTATGAAGATTGCGAAATGGTTGAAGTTGAAAACTATTTTAGTGGTAAAACTTGTATGCTACCAAGATTTGCAAGAGGTGTTTATATTGCAATTAAAAATGCAGAAGTAGATGGTAAGTATAATAAAATGCAGAAACTATTAGATTGGTTTAGCAGAAATTTTACTAAACAATACTTTGTATTATTAGATTAACAATAACAATAGGAGTAGACATGAAGAGTAAATCTATAAGTGCAGACGCAGATAATATTGTTAGTGGTTTATTAGTTTGTAAACCTTTAGCAGATGAAGTATATAATAAGCTAAGAGTGTTAGCTTTAAAAGATGAAGAGGAGTTTAGAAACAATAGGTATCAAGAGAGGAAGAAAGCTAATAACAACTGGAACTGTGGAGGATAGATGAAAGTAGAAACAATTAAAGAGGCTATGGAATATAAACAAGGACATATTAATTTAATTAAGTGGGCTTTGAATAAAGACTACTCAATAAAAATTCAAAATGTCCATGAAGATGATGACTTAGAAACAACTAATGATTTAAATATTATATTAAAATTTCTTTATAACAATCAGTTAGAAGAATTTAATTTATTCATAGTTGATACTAAAACAAATACAAACAAGGGATGGGCTTGGATAATTCCATCTAATGAAGATGAAGATATACTTGTTGATTATACTGCTAATAAATTTATGGATGAATGGGAAAATCAATTCTCTAAATTACATGAAGAGTTAAACAAATAACATAGGAGATAGCATGAACTGGAGTGAGAAATATTATGAAAGTTTAAATGATACTCAACATAAGATAAACAATGAGTGGTTTAAAAATATGTTAAGATATTTAAAAGATAATGGAATATTATATGTACCAAATATACAAAAGTCTTTTAATAAAAAAGGTAAGGAGATAGCATGAAGTTAAAACAAATAGTAGACATCACTAAAATATTAAGTGATAGGAAGATACCAGATGATGTACTAAAATTTTTAGATGATGAGTATTATTCTATATCTAAAAAACAAAATATAAAGTTTGGTGAGATGGACTTACTACATTATATCAGAATAAATATTAAAGACCATAAAGAATTATGGAATAGGTATGATGATGTAGAAAATAAATTACATAAGATAAAAGAAATAATGGAGGACTAATGAGTGATGTAAAGATATTTACTTTTCATTATCAAGATGATAAGTATAACAGAAAAGAAGAAAACATAGAGGGTAGAGGGTATAAGAAAGCAGTTAAAAGTTTTCAAACTAAATATCCTCAAGCTAAAAATGTTGTAGTGATGTGGACTAAAAAAGAAATAGAGTTAAGTAAAGAACAAAAACTTCCATTAGGTAGGAAGAAAAAACTGAGGTAATATATGATAGAACTATTTATAGATGTACCAATAGAACTACAAGCATTACTTTTATTTGGTTTGCTTGTTATAATAAGGGAGGTGTTAAGATGATACAAAATAAAATAGAACTAAAGTTATTAAAGATTTTAGATTTATTACATGAGGAGAAAATAAATATATTAGATAACAAACAAGTATTATATTCTAATATACAGAAGATACATAGTAGAGTAG